ACAGTTCATGTCTTCCTCCATAAAAAAAGCCAGCCAAGTATCTCTTGGCCGACTTTTGATAATACAAATATATAGCTATTTTGCGGTTATAACTTAGCGTGCACTTAATAAATTCATAGGAATTTTTTATGAAATTTTGAATCTGAAGTGTAATCATATGATTGCTTGTGCTTTAATATATATTGTATACACAACCAAAAATACTAAACCAAAAGAAGGTGAACACATGGCTTCGTTGAAGAATTTAATCAAAGAATACGAAATAAAGAACATCGTTAACTATTTGAGGAAGTCTCGTCAGGACGAAGAGCGTGAGCGCAAAACCGGTGAAGATACGCTGCACGAACAGAAGAAGCTCATGGATCGTGTGCTTGCTGACTATGGCATCCCATATGATCAGCGGCCAGAGGTAGGTTCAGGTGACAAGATATCTACTCGTCCTGTTTTTCAGCAAGTGATTGAAGATATCAAAATGGATAAGTATGACGCCATTGCTGTTAAAGAAATATCCCGTATGGGTCGTGGCTCTTACACCGATATGGGCATCATATATGACTTGATCCAGGACAAGCGTCTGTTCATCATTACCCCCTGGAAAATATACGATCCGACAAATAAGACGGACCTGCGGCAGATACGCTTTGAATTGTTCATGTCTCGTGAGGAATTTGAGACCACCAGAGAACGATTGAGTGGCGGCAGATATAACGCTGCCTTAGAAGGTAAATGGGTTGCTGGTCGCGCTCCTTTTGGCTATGACTATGACCCAAATACAAAGCATTTGGTAATCAACGAACAAGAAGCAGAGACAGTACGAGCTATCTTTGACTTTTACGCCAATGGCATTGTAGTTGATAACGGCAAGAGACGCTTGGTTCAGTTTCGAGCGCTAGCAACTTATCTGAAACGTTTAGGGATAAAAACTGTGACAGGAAAGGATTGGCATCCTGTCAGACTCAGAGAATTAATGACAAATGATCGCTATATTGGAACAATCAGATTCAATACTATGATGACCACGGCTGACGGAAAAAGGGTTCCTCGTCCGGAAAATGAACATGTTATTGTCGAAAATGCTCATCCAGCCATCATTGATCAAGAGACTTGGCAGAAAGTCCAAGACCGTATAGAGAATCGCGAAACAGTATCTCATGAAAAACTGGACTTCGAGGTATGTGAACTAGCAGGGATATGTAGATGCATCAAGTGTGGTCGCAAAATGGTTAGGCAGTATAGCGTACAACATTACAAAAAAAGAGACGGCAGCGGTGAAACAAGTGTTTATCACAAGGAGTTCCTCTGGTGCAATACTCAAGGATGCACATTTGTAAAATACCGAAGCATAGAAGATGATCTTCTTACTACTCTTCAATACCTGGCGGACTTAGATGACAAGACTTTGAAATCTTATATGGAAAATGCCGTCGTTAAGGAAGAGAAAAAAGCAGTGCTTACTCAGAATGATATTGCGAATAGTGTACGGATACGCAAAGAAGACCTCCAAAGGAGGATGAAATTTATATTTGATAAATTTGAATCCGGAATATATACCGATGAAATGTTTTTAGAAAGAAAAGCTGAAATCGATAAAGAAATAGCCGATTTGGAGAAAATCCAGATTAACGAGAAGCATAATGAAGAAGAGAAGAAAGAAGTAAACACTCAACGTGTGAAAGAAAATATCCGATCCATACTCGAAGCTTATAAGGCAGCTGCCCGCAAGTCTGACCGGAATAAGATCCTAAAAGCTGTGTTTGATCATGTGGATATTGAGATAATAGAAAAAGGACGCGGCAGGCGCCCTGCAGTACATCAAATACACCCTTTCTTGAAAAGTTCAATCCTTTACAGGACCGTAAAATAACGCGGTCCTTTTTGGTTTTATGAGTACACTTCCTATTCATCAATACTGTACTCATAAATCTAAATTTAAACTCAAAGAAGAAGGCCACCTCTTATGAGATGGCCTTCTCCCCGCCTTTTGCTTTTTGTGCATTCAATAATACCTCAGCAACCGTTCCATATAATTCAGCTTCCTCTTCCTTTGTTGGTTCCCGGTTGGGAATTGACAGGATTATGCGACCGTGTTTCCCTTCCAGTTCTACCTTTCGATAATCCACTGCCTTCCCTCCTTGCTCAATTATATTCAGATCAGCCTGATTCATTCTGAGATTTTGTAACTGCAATATTTAGATCAAGAGCCAACTTGTAAAACGCCTTCCACCTTAATTTTGCGTAAGTTGTGTGGGCAATGGGCGGCTGGAATTTGAAGCTGTATACATGAGCATCCGTAATGTAATCTGCTTCCCTGCTTAGATACCTTTCTTCAATCAAAAAACGTTCCATCTTCGGCATTTTATTTACTGAACGGATAACTCTTTCGCAGAACTTTTTCCGATAAGCTGCGTCATCTACATTTTTAATGGCGATATCCCCAGTCTGATCACTGATGGTATTCGCTCTTCCGCCACCAACATCATCATATGATGCGGTTATAGAGGCTTCTTTCTCTTCAGCAGTTAAGAAACTGTATAGCCTATATTTTGCAAGAGCTGACTCAACTGCTCTTTGAGTTGCTTTTCTATCTAATTCCGGTAATTCAAAATCCATACTGTACCCCCTAAGAGGAGGCCTCAGCAGCGAGGCCTAACCAATTAATTCAATGCGTCATCGTCGTATGCAACGTCGCCCTCTTCACCGGTAGGTATATCATCAAAAGACAGCTGATCATCAGGGACAGATACGGATCCATCGTTCTCCACTGTGTACTGGACACCCTCATGCTGTTCTGCATCCTCGTGGAATTCATCAAGACTCATTTGTGATGGCTGAATATATAGGGTTACATTACTGCCGGCGAATGGATATAGCTTTATCACCTTGTCGTCGCTGCCACCCGACACATTAAATTTAAGAGTTGTCTTTTTACTATCTCGTTGGATAGATTTGAATTCTGCATTAATCGGACCAGCTTCACTGCCTTCTATTTCAATTACAGTAATAGATCCCGCCAGCTGCACTAATTCTTGAGAATTTGGCAACTCTTCACCTTGTACATGATATTCAAGAACCTGCTTTTTATCGTCCTTCTGGATTTTCTTGAACAATACATTCAAATCTATTTTAGACATATTTATTCCTCCGATTTGCAACGCAGTTAAGCGTATTTTGTTGGTTTCACTTATCCGAAAGCAAGAATTACTAGAATCATATAATCGCCATCAGATTGGCTCTATGGGCTTCTGACGGGCTATGCTAATTTTAGGTTTTCAACCACTGAAATTTGATGTTCGTACTTCACTTTTTTAGTGTACATGGATTTGGCTATTTGAGCGAGAATGTAAGCATCCACCACGTTATCACTCGAGTGGACAAAACCGTAATGCTTTTTAACAGCGTCCATGACTGCTTTCTTTTTCTCTTTATCCTTAAGCCGACGTTTATTGCCGGATTCTCCAATCCATCCGGTTACATCCACAAATTTCTTTACCGAATTAGGCGCTACCTCATAATACCGAATGCCTCGTTTCCAAAGTGCATTCCGGATGCCATGGTGCAATCCACCTGCAAACATTGCACGTTGCGTAGCATAGGGGAATCCTTCTATACAGATAATGTCCTCTTTATCCACTTGATAGATTATGTTGTCAATTAGGGTCGCCATACGCTCCGGATCTTTTTTAGAGTCACCAGTGATCTCTTTGGATTTAAGCGGCATTCCATCCGGACCAAGTGCCACAAAACCTGTTTTCGATGCTGGGTCAATTCCTACAAATCTCATAGCTGCTTTTCCTTCCGGCTGCCATAAATACTTTCCAACTGCTTCGATTTCTTGATGACAGTGCCACGCAATTCCTTTATCACACTGAGCATCTGTTTTACCAGATAGCGAAGAGCTTTATTGGTTAAACCGTTCAGCACTTTATCTCTTTGCGACTTGTCCATGTCTAGCAGTTTGCGATAGTGAATACTGCTGTTGAACCTACGCGGCATCCCTTTTAAAAAGGCAACTACTTTGTCCTTGTGTTGGACGCTTAATGTAGTCCCATACTCCGGATCGATAAATAAGCGAACTGTTTCGATATTTTCGATTTCCTTTCCATCATAAATGACGCGTGATCTGCCTGGGCCTTTACCATTAATCAAGATTACACCTTCATATTTTGCAGAAAGTTCGGTTTCTGGTGCTAGCTTTTGCTTATACTCAGCTTCCTCCAATTTAACAATCATTTCAGCTAAATCGGTTTTGGTGTACCGGAAGCTTTCCAGCTGCGCGATACGATCTAATTTATCCACTTTGGTTCCCCCTCCAATGTGATTTGAATAAAGAACACTCGTTCGTGTTATAATCTCCTAAAAAGGAGTGTTAATCATGGATGATCAAGTAAAAATTGTTCTTGAGTACATCGGCTTATCTCTTGCATGTAAAAATTTCGAGAATGACATCCGGCTTTATGAGAAATCCCCAATGCGCGGTAAACGTATATACACAGCCAAAACCGAGGCTGTCATCGAAATGATTAAACAAGATCAAGAGCAGCTAAGTCGTGAAAATCGGCTATCTGTCAAAGTCATACATACAAGCAATGATTCCCACGATTATCAGTGGCGCACTCGATATGACAGCGGCACTGTCCGTTTAAATAACCAGCAGCTGTATCGTCTCACCGAGAAGGCTTGTACCCATTACTGGACAGATAAGAAGATTGATTTTGAACTCAAGCCATTTTATTAATAGCCCTTGGCTTGCCGCTCGTAATTGACTTCATGCTTGGCCAAGTAAGCTGCCTCGATGTCCTCTGCTGTGAAATTCAGCAGCTGGGCGATCTGCCATAGAATAGAAACTGCATCAGATAGACAATGACGAATATGCATATCTATATCTTCAAATATCGGATGCTTTTTGTACCTCCACATATTGGAGATAAGAATCATCAAGTAACCGAAGGACTCTTGCATGTCCATTCCGGAGTTGTTCTTGGCTGTAATTTCTGACCAATCCACCTGCGCCTGATTACCGATCGAAAGAAGAAAGTGGAGACAATCGACGTATTCTTCAAGTACCGGATTTTCTCCCGTAACCCCTTTGCCTTCACAATCAAAGCATTCGTGCTCATAAGTAGGGAATTTTCCATCGCCGCCGCATTTGCTGCATTCCTTCGTTGTCCTTGGCTCTTGATCCTTACTCCAGTGCTTGAAGAAGCGAACCTCATTGGCCAGCTCTGCCACTTCCACCTGCAAAGCAAAGATTGTATTCAGTAGCAAGTCCTGACCTTCCAGACCGCGCTTCTTGCGGATATGAGCGTCCAGCTGGTCTTGCATAGGTGCTAGTTTGATAAAGTTGATCATTCAATAACCCCCTTATAATAGTGATCCGTCGATAACAATCGCATCGTTTTTTCGGCCATTAAATTCTGCCAACGCTTCTCGATTGGTCATTTCCTTAATGTCATCACATTGAGCGAATTTCCAATAGGCATATTCTTTGGTAACCAAGTCTGGGCTGCCTTCTTCCAGAACATCTTGAACGCTCTCGCCAGCAATCTGCTCCACATAAACCCCAGCGGCCTGCTTCAGGAAATCTACTTCACTTGACTGATTTTCCTCTACTTCAATCACTACAAGCCCATAATATCCATGGTTGTTGAATTCGTAATATTGTTTCATTCCATTTCCTCCCTAATGATTTGTTAGTGTTTAAGCTTGCTCTCATCTTTGAACATCCAATCAGTATCTACATCTTCGATTGGTGGTCTTTCTCCCAACTTTTCAAACGCTAACTGCTTCATATGCTTAAGTTCTGAATCGAAATTTGACCTCTTCTTGATAATCCTTTCTAGAGATGCGCCGACTTGCAACAAATATTTCAATGCGTCCTCTTTCGTGCTTGTCTGAGCCATGACAGCAAAGTTCATTGGTATATCGAATACCTTACAACCAGATTCCACTTCGGAAATTCTTATCGCTGTGCTTCCAGGAATAGCAAAGAATTTATATTTACCGACCTTTATTTCATGACCTACCATAGGAACCCATTCATTAGCAGCCAGGTAAAATCTTTGTGTTTGCTCGTTTACTGATACCTTCACTACACTTCCTCCCCATGATCCAGCTGCTCGTACTTTCGTAGCTGGTCTTCTTTTTTTATTGCGTATATCCAAGAAATTGCAATAGCGACAGGTACTAGAATTAATGTTTTCATTCCTCATCATCCAATCTGACTGCTGTCGTACATCGTTCCGGTCGTTTCCGTGCTGCTAACCTTCTTTTTGCTGTAGGCATTGTTAACCAGACAATGTATTCGGGAGATACGTTCATTTTCTCAGCACACTCTGCAGCTGTTCCCATGACCAGAAGATTGTCACCTTTGTAAACTGCATATTCTCGTATTGATTTGGCGCTCATCTTCTACCCTCCTATCATTTCTTGTCCAGCTCAACAAACTGCTGCTTCCATCCCCGGAAGAGTAACCGGAATTCGTTTATACCGGTATCGCGTCCCTTAGCGAAAAGTTGCTGTATAACCTTTCCTTCCTTCACTTGGTCTTCCGGATCGTGCCAGAGGAATTCAACTACATCAGCATCCTGCTCGATTGAAGATGATTCCTTCAGGTCGGCCAGGGTCGGCTTGCGTGCAAACTTATCGCTATCACGGGTCATCTGAGACAGCATCATAAAGCAGCATTTGAGTTCGCGGGCAATTGATTTAGCGGTAGTCGTCACGTTCCCTATCGCTGTGGCTCTTGTTTCGTTGCCTTTCTGCGGTATCTTCATGATCTGTAGGTAATCGACTACAACCATCCCTAAATCGCCGTATTTCCTTTTGTACCGGCGGGCGGTAGCGCGTACCTCCTCAATGGTGATGCCTGAGCTGTCCTGAATGAAAATCGGAAGCTTCTCGAGCCGATTGTATTCTTCCTCAACAATGCCGTACTGTTCCGGCGTCAGCTCCTTGTTCTTGATGCGGTTGTACGCTATGCCGGTTAAATTCGAGATAAGGCGATCCGTCAGCTGCGTGTCATCCATTTCCTGTGAAAATACAAGCACGGGTGCCGTTTGTGCTACTCCGTGGATACGTTGCAATGCCAATGCTGTTTTTCCCACTGACGGCCTTCCTGCTGACACAAACAGCCAGCCTCGCCAAACACCGTGCGCCCAAGCATCGTACTGCGGAAAGCCTGTCTCGATGTACTCCACTTCCTTTGAGACAATGTGACTGAAATACTTTTGTCTATTGTCAGCAAAGCTTTTCATTTTCCCTTTTGTATCAGGACGTAGATCAGCAACTTTCGCTTCAATGGCCGCAAAATATTCCTCGTCACTTTCAAAGTCCTCACGTGCCAGATCTTGAATCTGTTTACCTATTTCTGAGCCGCGGCGGCGTAATGCTTGCGATCGGACTAGATTGGCGTGATACACGACATTGGCTGTGGTCGGGCATGATTCAGAAAGCTTGAGCAAATACGAGGCTGTCAACTCCTGCTGCTTATTCGCTCGTACATATAGATCCATGACACTTACAAAATCGATTGGCTTATGCTTATCTTCAAGCCAGCGCATAGCCTTGTATATATCAGCGTGAACCGGATTACTGAAATCCCTTGGCTCAAGGAAACTGATATCGTCCAGTACCTCGGCATCCAGAAAGACTGCACCGAGGACAGATTGTTCTGCTGATAGTTCTATCTCATTACCACTCGAACTCATCCGGATCTTTCCCTTCACTTATCCACTGTTGCAGTGCAATCTCGCGATCACGTGGGTCAGGCTTCCTTGATGACGGCGTAGACTGCGACTTCTTCTGTTCTGCATTCATCTTGATTGCCAGCTCCGGAAACTTGTCACGCAGCTTCTTGGCAGAAAGGATGTTTGTCCGCCAGAATGAATCCTCTGTGACCCAGTTCATCACTTCCAGAGCTTTTCGCTTATCGACGCCACTTATTTCCACCAGCTTGCGCATATCATCAGCCCAGGTCTGCATGTTTGATTTCCGAAGCAGATGAGCAATGCCAGCTTCTGCCGCAACCTTCTCTACTCGCTTGAAGAAATAAACGGCCATTTTGTAATACTGGTTGTCTTCATCATATTTTGGCTTCTTAGCAGGCTGTTTTTTAGCCGTTTTCTCTTTTTTGGGTGGCATTTTTATTTCCTCCTTACTCGGTTCTTTGTCAAGCCATTGTTTGTAATTCTTGTTCACTTGCAAAATCCGAACTTTTCTCTCGTCCACATCAACGACTTTCACTATTTCTCTATTAATCAAAGATGATAGTTCCCGATCCACCTGATTGCGGTTAGCGTCGATTGATTTCGCCAGAAAACTTATCGATAGAGCTTTTTTCTTTTTTTGAAACCCATAGGTGTGGCGCCAAATGGCCATTACAAGTCTAAACTGTGTTCCGTTTAAATTTTGCTTAATCATTTCTTCCAGTAGTTCGTTGGCAATCCTAGTAAAGCCATTTTCAAGTTGTGGACTTGCCATGCTATATCATCCATTCAATGTTGAAAGTGTTTGGTGATCACCCCGGCCAGGCGTTCGATGTCTTTTCGTTCATCGTCCACATAGGGCTTGGCCATCCATAATTCAATGACATCGGCAACATCGCTTGCAGTTTCCATACGTGGCTCATATCCGTACAGTACTGCTTGCATATAGGTTGCCGGCTCCTTTAGGGCGAAGTTGATCAAGATTTCAGCAGCGGTACCTTTTAATTCAGTGAAAGGAAGAGCCATGAACTGTAGTATCTGCGAGTTACGTGAATCTTTTCTCCAGGTCATCTTATGAAGATCCAAGGCTTGAGCTACATTTTTCGGAACGATTGCTTTTTCCATTTAGAACACCTCTAATTCATAATGTTTGTCTTGCATAAATCCTTTTTTCTTCAGCTGTAGCACAGTGGTCATCACAGCGAGGGAAGGCATGTTGTTATTGCTGCTAAGGTGAGTCAGATAGATTTTCTCGCCTTTACCCTGAACCAGCTGCCCCAGGGCTTCCGCGGTCTGCGTGTTGCTTAAGTGTCCCACCTGCGACACAATCCGGGCTTTTACAGATCTCGGGTAATCAGAGTGCTCGACCATGACCGGATCATGATTGCTTTCGATAATGTACACTTGGCTGTTCTTCATAGCTTCCAGCATGTCAGCATCTACATGACCAGTGTCCAGGCAGATGGAGACCTTATGATTTTCCGTGTAGATTGCATAACCTTTTGGATCATAAGCATCGTGATGAGTCTTGAATGGAGCGATATCGAACCACTCCCCATGACCTTCTTGATCGAATAAAATGTTCTCCGTTCCTATGAAGCATTGAAGTTCTTCCGGAACATTCTTAATCGACTTCCATTCCTCTTCGCCGGCATATACCGGAATATGATACTTCTCTGCGATCGGAAGCCCTTTTGTATGGTCGTTATGAGCGTGAGTGATGAAGATGGCCAGGATGTTACACGGCTCGATTCCATTCTCCATCAGCTTCTTCTCAATCTTTGTTTTTGCAATGCCGGCATCTACTAGAATGGTAGAATTGCCGGCTGTCAGGGCAATGCAGTTTCCGGATGAACCGGATGCCAGGATATCTACTTTCATGATTCGCTCACCATGTCCAACCGCTGCTCAACCGGGCAGACCATGAATACTTCGTTAGGTCTATAAAATGTATTTGCTGATTCAAGATCCAATTGACCACCTTTAGCAATTCTGAGGACTTCCCTCGTTATACCACCAGCACCAGTGGTTACAATATCGCCGACTCTGTAATCGTTGACTTCACGCCCGATCTCTTTCCAGCTGCGTCTGATTTTCTCGTGCACAATTTCTTCCGGTGTGGCATAACGTAACACTTCTTGTGTAAATATCTGATTTATACCAGCAGACCCTTGAATATCGGTAATGTAATTACCTGATTCAGTTATGCTTTCGACTAATCCAGTAAC